TTATCGCACGGCATGGAATACCAGCGCATAGGAATACCACCGAACGAAGCGCAGTTTTTGGAAACTAGAAAATACGGCGATGCTAAAATAGCTCAAATATACAATATACCGCCTCACATGATCGGTGATTTAAGTAAATCCAGTTTTAATAACATTGTGGAAGAGACGATTAACTTCACACGTCGAACCTTATCGCCTTGGTTCATACAGTGGGAGCAGGAAGCGACATATAAGCTACTTTCAACGAAAGAACAGAAAAACATAGCCCTAACTTTTGATCGATCCAACATGCTACGCGGCACACCAAAAGAAGAAGCAGAAAAAGATGTTAGCCTAATTCATGCGGGCATTATTACGCGAAACGAAGGCCGAAAAGCAAGGAACCTTAACCCTATTGAAGGCTTAGATGAAATTTTGACGCCATTAAATATGGTGAACGTCGACGAATCGGCAGGGGTACAGGAAGATCAAGAGCCAGCGGCAGACGAAGCGCGGGCAGACATAAAACCCCTTTTTGAATCGTTCGCTCAACGCATGGAAAATGCCACCAGGAAAGCCTCAAGCGGTTGGGATGGTGAAAGCTTTATAGACAAGCAGTTAGGGCCAATCTGTGACGCTTTCAACCGGTCCGACGTCCTAGAAGCGTTTAAGAAAGACTTTAAGCTATGGCAAAATGTGAGCGACGAAAAGCGAACAATGACCAAAGATATTATAATTAACACGCTAGGGGTATATTATGGAAATTGAACGCAGGACGTACAGCGCGAGTATTGAGAAAGGCGAAGAGCGTAACGTTAAGGGCTATGCCAGCGTATTTGAAAAGTTCTCGCAAGACCTAGGCGGGTTCACTGAAGTAATAGCGCCTGATGCTTTCGAGGGGCGACTTGACGATGATGTAAGAGCCTTATTTAATCATGATAGTAATTTGATACTTGGCCGCACTACTTCAGAAACTTTGCGACTTTTTGTAGATGAAAACGGCCTTGGCTATGATGTTGATTTTCCCAACACGACCTATGCAAACGATTTGCTAGAAAGCGTAAGACGTGGAGACGTTACACAATCAAGCTTCGCATTTACTGTTCGTGATGACGAATGGCTGTTTGAAGATGACAAGATCATCCGAAGGGTTCATAGGGTTGAAAAGCTTTATGACGTCAGCCCCGTAACATACCCCGCTTATACTGATGCAACGGCGGCTATGAGATCATTAGATAAGTTTAAAAACGTTAAACGTGAGCTAGAGAGGCGTTTGGCGGTCTTAGAAAGAATCAAGTCCCCTAAGTGGGCCTGATGCCACCTAAAGCGTGGAAACTTTAAAACCAAAGCCAACATAATTAAGGGGTGGCTATTATGAAATTGCAGGATATGCTACAAGAGCGAAATGAAATCGCTACTAAAATGCGCGACATGAATGCGAGCGCTGCTAAAGAAGAGCGTGCGTTAACTTCTGAAGAAAACGAAAACTGGGATAAGATGGTGTCTCGTCTTGATATGCTCGATGGTCATATTGAGCGTAGCAAGTCTATTCCTGAAATCGTTGATAACGAAGAGCTACGCGAGAAGTTCAAGCGAAGCACTCAAGAGCAGAAAGACGAAGCCAAAAAGCCAAGCTATCATCAAGCCTTTTCTAAGTTGTTGAGAAGTACCGAAGCGGGACACACTGAGTTGTCACGTGAAGAGCGACAGGCTATCAAAGAAGCGCGGGCACAGTCAAAAGGCACTGACTCAGAGGGTGGCTATTTAGTGCCTGAAGAGTTTGTAAACATGATGGTTAGCCATCGTGCTGCTTACGGCGGCATCGAAGGGTTCGCCACTGTATTTAACACTGGCACAGGTGCAGACATTCCGATTCCAGTGAACGACGACACATCAAACACTGGCGCGATTCTCGCTGAAAATGCCGCAGATTCAGAGCAAGATTTGGTATTTTCTGAGATCCGTATGTTGGCATACAAATACACTTCAAACATTGTTCGCGTATCTTTCGAATTACTACAAGATAACGCGTTTAATTTAGAGGCGTATTTGGCTGAAATCATGGGCGAGCGTCTTGGTCGAGCTGAAGCTGCTCATTTTGCAGCGGGCACAGGCTCATCGCAACCGCAGGGTTTGAATGCTGCTACAAGTGGTAAAACTGCCGTTGCTACTGGCGGAGTTACTTATGATGAGTTACTGGACCTCAAGCACAGCGTTGACCCTGTTTACCGTGCCGCAGGTCGTTGGGTAATGAACGATGCCACTTTGTTGGCTGTCAAAAAGCTTCAAGACTCAGATGGTCGTAAGTTGTGGCAGCCTGACGTGGCCGCTTCATTGCCTGCAACTCTTGACGGTAGCCCTTACGTTATTGACCAAGGTATGCCAAGCATGGCAGCTAGCGCCAAACCTATCGTGTTCGGTGACTTGACCGGCTACGCAGTGCGACGCGTAGCAGGTATGCGCATGAAGCGCCTCGTAGAGCTTTACGCTGCTAACGATCAAGTCGGCTTTGTAGCTCTTGAGCGTGCTGATGGTCGTTTGATTAACACGTCTAAGCTTCGCGCGCTAACAATGGCCGCGTCATAATTTGACGTCAAAGGGGGTGCAGTACCGGCCCCCAACTAAAAACAAGGTGATATATGAAAATTAAATTCATTACGACTTTGGCGGGAACCGATCACGTTTATCATTCTGGTGACGTGGTAGACGCTAAAGAGCTAATCGAAAAAGGCGTTTTTTCCGCTGATGAAGTGAAGCGATTTTTGCAGCATGGCATATGTGAGCAGATTAAACGAAAAGTCGAAAAGGCCACGAAATGATACGAGTTATCGCACCGCCGAGCAATGAGCCTGTGAGCGTTGATGAGCTTAAACGTCAATGCAGGATCGAGCACGACGAAGAAAACATAATTCTAAAGCGCTATATCGTGGCGGCTCGCACCTACGCGGAATATGTGACTAATTACCACATCATCCGAAAGAGAATCACAGTGTGTAAAAGGGCTTTTGATAACCCTATAACGCTACATATAAGCCCCGTGCAAACTGTCGATAGAATCGCATATTATAACACTAACAACGTTTTGACAGTCATATCAGACAGTGATTACACTGTAGCCAGAAGCGATGAATATAGCGTTATTACACCAGTGAATTCATGGCCAGCGCCTAGTGCAACGATTTTTGACGCTGTTCAAATTGATCTAACTGTTGGGCCAGCGCAAGCGGATGAAATGCACAAGCAGGCTATTCTGATGATCGCGGCAGGCTGGTATAAATGCCGTGAGGATATGAGCGCAATTGATTATAAAAACGTGCCTAATGGTGCTATGGCGCTACTTGGAACCACAAATAATCAGGTGTTTTGATGGACGCTGGAAAATTTAAAGAGCGGGTGAGGTTCGAAAGACTCACAACGACAACCGACGCAGAAGGCTCGACCGTTGAAACCTGGAACGCGCTATTTACACGCTGGGCCAATGTCCAAATTAACACAGCGGTCGAGACTTTCAAAAATAATCAAAACTTCCAGACACGCGCTGGCTTCGCACTGGTTAGGCGTGACAGCGACACAAGGACATTAACAGCCAATGATAGAATGATTTACGATAACGAACCTTGGGAGCTTCTAGGGGTCGTTAATGTGCAAAATTCTGATGAATATTTGGAGCTGGGAATAAGGCGTTATGGTCAGTAGTGTTTCGTTCGAGGTTGAAGGCTTGGAAGAGTTAGAGCGCCAACTATTAAGGCTTGAGCGTTCAGTGGCTCGAAAGATACTTAAATCGGCATTAAGCACATCTGGGACAAAGATTGTAAAAGCTGCAAAAAAGAACGTGCCTAAACGTACGGGGCAGCTAGAAAAAGCAATATTCAAAAGCACATCAAGAGTTGGGGGAGTGCCCTACATAAGAGGCCCAGAGGCCGCTCAGACAACTATAGGAATTAAGCGTTACGGCGCAAGGGGTGCGCCACACGCATACTTACAAGAATTCGGAACACGCGAGCGATTCAGAAGACGCAGAAGGAACGAGATAGACGGAAGCACAACAACCTATAGGATCAGCACAGGCCGCGTAAAGGGCTCTTTCTTCATGCGCAGAGCGTGGCGTCAAGAGGGTGGAATACACGCTCTAAACAGGTTTAAGAAATCACTACAGCGACGAATTAGGAACGCGACAAGATGATTAGCCAAGTTTTGGCAGATTTAAAAGCCGACAGCACGTTGAATGGCCTGATCAATGGGCGCATTTATCGTTCTATTTTGCCTGATTATCCGACTTACCCGCTGATACTGTTCGAGACAGAAAAAGAGATACAAAATACTCTAGGTGGCGAGTCTACATTACAGCGCTATCTGTTTGATTTTATGATAATGGGCAAAAGCTATGTCGAGTGTAAATCAATATTTAACGCTATGAATAATGCGCTTTTTAATTCAACAAATTTTAGTCACACGATGCTTTCGTCAGATGACGGACAATTTAACGACGAAATAGAGCAATATGTAATTAACGCACAATCATCAATCTGGGGAGTGTAAAAAATGGCAGCATTAACAGCACAAGGGTCGGTTTTAAAACTATCTGATATGGGCGGCACACCAACCTTTACAGCTATCGGGGAGGTAATCGGCGTGTCTGGTCTTGGTGGCGGTGGTGCTACTGAAATCGACGTAACCGATCTATCATCAACGGGTAAAGAATTTATCCTTGGCCTGAAAGATGAGGGTGAGATCACTATCAGTATGAACCTCGACACAGGTGACACGCAGCAAACAGCTTTGAGAACTGCGCGGGATGCTGCCACGGTCAGAGATTTTCAACTTGATCTTACAGACAGCGGGCCTACCACCATAAGCTTTTCGGGATTCGTCAAAAGCTTTGCAATTGATCTTGCGGTAGATTCTAAAATCGGTCTAGAAGTAGCAATTCGAATCACTGGAGCGGCAACATGGGTTTAAACAAACAATTATCCTTAGCCGATATTATAAAGGCTGAAGACCATCGAGACGAAAAAGTGCCAACGCCAGAATGGGGCGAAGGCACTTACATTACTATCCGAAGCATGACAGGCGAAGCCCGAGACGCTTACGAGATGACCCTTTTCAACATGGCCGGCGATGGTGAATATAAGCAAGACCTATCAAACGCCAGGGCCAAAATGATAGCGGCCTGTGCTATTGGCCCTGATGGTAAAAGGATGTTTACCAGCGAAGATCATATTAAAGCGTTAGGCAGTAAAAATAATGTGGTCATCGATCGAATCTGGAAAGCGTGCCAAAAGCTTAATGCTATTGGTGACGCGCAGATCGACGAATTATTGGGAAACTAAAGCGCCGGCCTACAGCACTATTTTTACATAGATATGCTCTAGCTGTAGGTTGGCCGGTACCGATGCTTAAAAAGGTAATGAGTTCAGCCGACATTGCCGAAGCGATGGCATTTGAGAGGTTAGAACCGTTTGGTGAGTATCGGGACGACATGCGCGCGGCGCTAATAGCAAGCACGATCGCTAATTGCAACAGATCACCGAAAAGCAAAAGCTTTGGTATATCTGATTTTATGCTTGATTTTAGCGAACAGAAACCGCGAACTATTGATGATGATATCTTGGAGGTATTCGGACTTGGCAAGCCAGACACTAGCTAGTTTAGCAATAACCATGCGGGCCAATGCTGCACAGCTAGTGCAAGAGGTCCAGAATGCGCGCCAAAGCTTGTCGGGCCTTGGTGACATGATGAGAGGTCTTGCAGGGGCTGCCACAGGTGCCGCAGCTGCTATGGGTACAATAGCGGTTGCACAGGCTAATGCTATTAGAGAGACAAAGCTTTGGGCGGATCAGTTGGGTATATCGACACAGCGTCTCACAGAGCTATCAGCTGTCTTTCAGCAAACGTCGAACATTGACGGCGAACAATTTAACGACATGCTGCAAGAGCTAAACAACCGACTAGGTGAAGCCGCCGTAACTGGCGGGGGTGCTCTTGCGGAAGCTTTCGAAGTTATCGGTTTAAAAGTGGATGATGTTCGAAAGCTTAAGACTGACGAAATGATACTTACTATTGCTGATGCTTTTAAAGTATTAGACGATCAGCAAGCGCTCACCTTCGCATCGGCTGAGATTTTCTCCGGTGAAGGTGAGAAAATCGTAGAGATTCTAAAGCAAGGCCGTGGTCCCATTGAAGATATGGTGAAAGGATTCCGTGATCTTAATGGCACAATATCGGACAAGCAAGCACAAGAGGCAGTGGAATTCGCCAACAGTGTTAAGAAAATAGAAACGGCTTTTGGCGCCCTATCCAAGGAGCTCACTTTGTTTTTAGCTGGTCCAGGGGCAGACGCTGCCAACTGGGTTACTCAGCTCATAAAAGATGTTAGGCAATTCGACGATGCTGTTAATAAGAGCAATATTTCAGCTCAAATAATGGCTATCACTGATCAGATTGACCCACTAATTGAAGAGCTTAAAGGGTTAGAAACTACACGTAAGTTTGTCCCATTGGATGATAGCGAACTAAATAGAATAAAAGAAATTAGAAAAGAGATTAGAGAATACCAGGACCAGATATCTGAATTGCAAGGTAAGTCTGCTTCAATATTGCCTGGCACAACAACGGCAGACATGGAAGCCGCAGAGAATGCAAAAAAGGTTGCTGAAGAAGCAGGTCAGCTAAGAATAAAACAGATGCAGGACGAAGCCGCAGAGAAGAAGCGATTAGACGAAGAGGCCGCAACGCGCAAGAAAGAACTGCAAGAAGCTTTCGGCGGCGATCCAGAAGCAATGTTCGAGCGTATGCAAGAGCAGCACATGACCGAGTTAGAATTGCTAAACGCTAACTTTGAAGACAAAAAAGCACTGTTCGAAAAGTTTAAAAAGTTCGAGATAGGTACAGAGAAAAGCCGCAACAAACTTATGCTTGATGAGTATTTTAAGTACTTTTCACAGCGAAAGAAGCTTGAAGACGCAGCTAATAAAACAGAAATTGGCGATAAAAAACGCTTCATGAATCACGTTTTACAAAACAGTAAGGCGGGTGGGAAGATTATGCTTGCTCAGCAGAAAGCGCAAGCATTGGCCGAAGCCTTGATAGAGTCCAAAAAATCCATCATAAGCGCATACCGCTGGGGTAACTCAATCGGCGGCCCTGTGGTTGGCGCTGCATTTGCAGCTACAGCGGCGGCTGTGAGCGCTTCCATGATTGCAGATATAGTCAACCCTGGTGGCAGTTCTTCTAGTTCTGGCGTGGGCTCAGGTGGCACGCCATCATCGCCTGACGTTAGCACGCCAGGTTTAGAAGATTTGGCAGCAGCTAACGACGATGAGCCAGCGACAACAAAGACAATTACGGTTGCTTTTGAGGGCGAAGGTGAGCTCGTACCACGCTCAGTGCTTCGAGAGCTGGCTGAAGAGCTGAACAGTTTGGACGATTCAAACGTGAGGATAAGCATTTAATGGCGGGTAGAATCCTTTATAACAATTTATTAAGAAGCGCGACGGTGTTATCAGACACTACTGCAACTGGTTTTGGGCCTTCCAACAGCCTGGACGGTAGGACGTCAACATTCAGCAAAATGGCAGCGGGCACAGATCAAAACATCGTATACGATTTTGGCTCAACTCAAAGCTTCGATAGCTTCGCGTTAGCGCGCCATAACTTCGGCGCTAACACTTATATAACAGTTCAGGGCAGCTCGGATAACGTCACCTATACCAATATAATAACGTCCGTTAATGTCATATATGACAAAAATATATTTAAAGACCTTGGATCGCAAAGCTATCGATACGTAAAAATATTATGGACCGACACATCACAAGAAATGGTTTTTGCCGATGTTTTCATTGGTCCAAGCCTAGAGCTGCAAAGATCACAGCTTCATGGATTCACGCGCCCAGGTTTAAGCGATGGCGACTCAGTAATTGCAAACGTAACGCGAGGCAAAGAGCTTGCCGGCTTGACTATAAGACCGAATCCCGAACGTGTACGCTTCACAATGCCCTATTACACTTCAGCATGGTTATCAGAATTTATCTCACTGCGCGACACTATGAAAGAGTACCCTATTTATATGATTTGGGATATAACGAGGAGTGAAGCACCGTTCGCTGGCGGGGAGCCTGCTTTTTACTGTTGGCCCACAAAGTCACTACCAGCGCCGAAATATTCAAAAAATATAAATGGCTATTACGATGTTAGATTTGACATGACAGGCTTTTATAAATGAGCTATTCAACAGACGCGGCCAAGTTATCGCGTGACCCTTTAAACATCGTGCGAATTGATTTAGACACTAAAATCAGCGGCACGTATGAGTATATTTCTGACGGTGCTAGTCCTGCTAACGATCCGCCTATCTGGTCATGTGTAAAAAATATCGAATGGGTTCCAACACGTACCAGCCAGGATGGTGGCTTAGGGTATTTGGGTGAGGTGGTTATAACTGCGCAGGATTTCCCGTGGAACGGTGGCCCAGGCACTTATTTTGGTAGGCTACTAGCTAATAACCCTTATTTTTTG